AAGACTTTAAAGATAGTTTTAAATCCACCTAAGTTTGATCAACTAATGACCCAACAATTTTCACCCGCTACACAAGCAGTGCTAGACGCCTTCCGTTCTAGTTACACCGGCCAAGGTTGTCTTGCCGCCGCCCTTCGCGCTGCTGCGGATCAGGTGGTGCCGGATGACGCCGTTGAACCTCGCAATTACTTACCCATGGCAATGGAGTGTCAGCGTATCCGCCGCGAACTCCTCGCTATCGCCGCCGAACTTGAAGCCGATGGCTGACACAAACCCACGCGATCTAATTGAAAGAATGTGCGCATGCTTGCACGGGTGGAGCGTTTTATGGGGACCTGCGGCAAATTCGCCGACCCACATTCTCATTGATGAAGCCCGTCGCTACCTTGCACAGTCTGAGCCCAAGTCGCCTATCCTGAAGGAGAAAGCGTTGGAAGTTCTTCGCCAGCTTGAGAATGGTGCGATTGCCGCAGGTGAACGCGCCGACACCATCCGCCGCGCACTTGAACAACTCCCCGACAATGTCTGAACTTTCACCTGCCGCACAAGCGGTTTTGGATGCCATCCGAGAAGTGTCCCCTGCACCGGCTGACGAGATTGCCTCCGCCGCCCTGCGAGCTGCTGCGGATCAACTGGGCTATGGCGATGGGAGTGGCGACCCAATCATCAATGAGTATGAGCTTCTCGCCATTGCTGATGAACTTGAAGCCCAGTAACCGCTTCCACTTCTATGCCTGAATTTTCACCACATGCACAAGCAATAAAAGATGCCGTGCTTGCGCTCTACTCTGACGAAAAAGTCCAGAAGTTTGGATGGCGGCTTGATGTACGCACTGTTGCCGCCACACTGCGAGCTGCTGCAGATCTACTGAGTGCAGAAGTAAATGCACCAAAAGTAGATGGCAGCAAATACAACGGCCTTTGGCATTCTTACGATTTGCTCAATGCCATCGCTGACGAGCTTGAATCTCAGTAGTCACTAAAAGGTTGCAGCACTTTGTTTCTTCAGTTCCGTGACGGCATGCTTGGACTCCACATCCTTGCGTGCCAGCTTCTTTCGTTTGTCCACCAGGTAGACGATCAGTGCTTCGTTCATTTGAATTGTCCTCCAGTGACGTAAGGAAAGTAGCAGATGTTACGGTAGGTCAGGCAAAGCCATGGACGGTGTGCTAAGTTCCACCATGCCTTGTCTGTCTTGGCCTGATCCTCTTGGTTGTATTTGCAACCACGATACGTTAACGTCATGGCTTTAGTATCTATTGATACGGAAAGTATATGACGATTGATGTATATGATGTCGTTCACCATGTAACACAACACCATGAACATGCTTGCCTCTTTTAAAATCCCTGTCACTCTTTGTTTAAGTTTTGAACAACAACAAGAAGCTCGAAAAGCAATCAATACTTATTACCTCGGCGAAGCTGAGTGTAATTACTTAGATCTAGAAACCATGGGATATCTTCCAAAGCATCCTGAAAAAGAAACGCAAGAGTTTAAAAACGCTAGCAGGAACGTATCTACTGAATGGATTGAGTATGTAACTGTTGGACTTGACCACAACGGGTGTTTGTCTATCATCTAAAATGAAAGGATTTAGTTCAACTCAACAACAAACAAAGTTGGCATTCTATTGGGTTGCGTCCTACACCAAAGACAATGAAGATGAACCCATTGACATTCACAAAAAGATCTTGACTTATAAACCAGGTCAAGATAAAGATGCCTTGATGACTAAGTACTGTCATTCAATCATGAAGATTAACAAAAACATATGGGAGATCCTGGTGCACCAGGGTCCATCAGAAGTTCCTGATACTGGTGATCAAATTGTGATCCGTGTATCAAGAGAACCGTTTAAAGGATGTATCCGCATGAACAACAAGTAACTCTACACACTACGAGGTTAAACAATGACTCAAGAACACCCGATTACTCCGCCAGAAAAACTAGTAGATCAATGGAACGAAGCTTGGATTGATGCCAAGGTTAAACACGAAGGACTTGTAACTTTCATTGCTACCCAAGCTGCCCGCTGGGGCGCTGATCAGGAGCTGGAGGCGTGCGTGGAGTGGGCATCTTGTTTCAACTACGACGACTACCGCTATGATGAAGTTCTTCGTGACATCCGCCGTAGCCCCGAGCCGCCGAGCTTGAAAGAGCAGGCCCTGAAAATGCTGGATGACGTGGAACGGTTTACGGAAGGTGACTACTACACCATTCGTTGCGCTCTTGAATCCCTGCCCGATTAGTCCGATCAACTAATCTTCCCGTACAGGAAGATGGACCTGAGCACGTCCTAAAACTACTCATTAATTTTTCTAATCAATCAACTCAACTCAACACCATGAAACTTCTCAAGTTTTCCACAGGTAACGGCAAGCTCAAGAATCGTTTGATCTTCAACATTCCAGCGGGCTATGCCTGTCCGCACGCTGGTGTTTGTAAGACCATGGCTGATCGAGTCACCGGCAAGATCATGGATCTACCTCAGTTCACTGGCACACAAGCAGATGAGTACCGCTGCTTTGCTGCCATGGCAGAGACCAGGTCGACCGTGCGTGAAGCTCGCTGGCACAACTGGGATCTGTTGCGTGAAACCATTCACATGAATGGGAACCAGGCCATGCTCCTACGTGATTTGATCGACATGTCCCTGTTGATGCAGCCAGTTAAGAAACTGATTCGCATCCATGAGAGTGGAGACTTTTGGGCAGAGAACTACATGCGTGCATGGCTCATGGTTGCACAAGAACGTCCCAACCAAACTTTCTATGCTTATACCAAGTCTCTGGGTATGTGGCTGAACCTTAAGGACATCATCCCATCTAACTTTTATCTCACTGCGTCGCAAGGCGGGACGCTCGACTACCTCATCCCTAAATACCCTGAGGTGTTCCAGCGCATTGCTTATGTGGTTTACACAGAAGAGGAGGCGCAAGAGCGTGGGCTAGAGATTGATCATGACGACAGCCACTGCCTTGGTGACAAGCCCTTCGCACTCTTGGTCCATGGCTCCCAAAGGGCTGGGTCTGCTGCGATGAAAGCTTTGACGCAGCGGAAGAAGGAAGGTCGTTTCATAGGCTACGGTAAATCAAATCACAAATAAATCTGTAGGGACTTGCGGGTCAGGTGAAATCGGATAGTATGCATCCGTCTTTTATCTGACCCATGAGTTACATCATTGCTTGTTGGCGGTGGGGTACACCGCATGCCATCACCGCTAACAAAGAAACCAATCAGTTTGAGTTGATTCCACTAGACTCTGATGTAGCTTTAAACAAGATCTTTTCTCATCCGTATCGTGCGGGTGCACAACAGATCTTGACGTGGATCAACGACAACGATGAAGACCTTGCCTGTAAAGAACTCTCAATTCAAGATGAGTCCAGATTCCGTAAGTGACAAGTACTTGGTCTTTGACTTGGAGTCTGATGGGCTTTATGACAAGGTCACCAAAATCCATTGCATTGTCATCCATGACATTACAGCCAACCAAACTTCTAGCTATGGGCCTGATTGCATTGCTGATGCTCTTGCTCATTTGGCAACCGCTGATGTTTTGATCGGCCACAACATTTGTTTCTATGACGTACCAGTTCTGCAAAAACTGCATGCATTTGACTGCAAAGCACGCATCATTGACACACTCATCTGCACACGTTTGATCTGGCCCAAGGAAAAACTCTATGACCTTGACGTCGAACAATATCCGCAGGTTCCACCGAACCTACGTGGATCCGCATCGCTTAAGACCTGGGGATGGCGATTGGCCGATCACAAGATCAACTTCAAAGACTTCTCTGAATATTCTGAAGAGATGCTTGCGTACTGCAAACAGGACGTTGCAGTTACCACAAAACTCTGGGCGCACATCGTTAAGGAACACTATCCAGAACCAGCTCTCAAGCTGGAACATGACTTTGCTCACGCCATTAACAAACAGATTAGGGCAGGTGTTCCTTTTGATGTGGATGCATGTCTTGATCTCGTGGATGATCTACGAGCAAAACAAACACAACTTGAAGCACACTTGAAGGAGATTTTCCCACCACTTGAACACCGCACTTGGTTTACACCCAGGGTTAATAACAAGAGTCGTGGTTATGTCAAAGGAGTTCCATTTGAAAAAGTACGACTCGAGGAATTCAATCCTGGATCTCGTGACCAGATTGTTAATCGACTTAAGGCAAAGTACGGATGGAAACCAGAGAAGACAACTGAGAAAGGAAATCCAATCCTTAATGATGAGGTGTTAGAGCAACTGCCATATCCAGAAGCCAAACCTCTGGCAGAATACATGCTTATCACAAAACGCCTTGGTCAGATTGCAGATGGAAACAATTCTTGGCTCAAGTTGGTTAACAATGATACTGGTCGAATGCACGGTGACGTTGTTACTAATGGCTGTATCACTGGCCGTGCTAGTCACAAATACCCAAACATGGGTCAAGTTCCAGCAGGCTATTCGCCATACGGTAAAGAATGTCGTTCTTTGTTTCATGCACCGCAAGGATGGGACATGATTGGTATTGATGCGAAAGCATTAGAGCTGCGTTGTCTTGCTGGTTACCTTGCCCTATGGGATGGCGGTGAGTACGCACGTGTTGTTACTGATCCAGATATTGACATTCATGTATACAACCAAGAGAGGTTTGGTGTGGCGACCAGGGATATCAGCAAGCGTTTGCTGTATGCAGTGTTGTATGGCGCAGGTCACCTGAAGGCCGGTACTATTGTGGATCCGAATGAAAAAGATGAAGATAAGTTGCGTGAACTAGGAAGAACTGCAATTAATTCATTCATGACTGGTGTGCCAGCATTGAAGAAACTGAAGCAGCAGATCGATAGTTACATCACGCATCGTGGGTATCTTATTGGTTTGGATAAACGCATCTTGTATTGCCGCTCTGCATTCAAAGGATTGAATGTGTTGTTGCAATCAGCGGGTGCAATCCTGATGAAACAAGTTGTTGTGAACATTCATAACAACATTGAGTCTGCCCTGTCTCTGCCCCATGGGCAGAGTTGGGAACAAGTGTTGATGGTGCATGACGAGGTACAACTTGTCTGTAATCCTCAATACACAGAACGCATCAGGGACCAGGCCATGCGTGCATTCCCACAAGCACAGAAATTCTTTGGTTTTCAATGCGAGATTGAAGGCGACTCTCGTGTAGGATCCTCATGGGCTGAAACGCATTGATTACGCGTCCTAGGTATGACGTTAAACTGCCTTAACACTTCACATCTGATCTCATGAATTACGTTGACGTTTGCGCCATCCTTAACGAGAAGCCTCGTGAGGTATACACCAGTGCAACTTCATCTAATCTCTGTGCGGAAGTCATGCTTCCGCCTGTTGGTAACAAAGCTCCTACACTCCTGACATTCCATGTTTACGGGAAAGCCTGCGACAAATTCAAAGAGTTTGACAAAGGAAGCCGTATCTATATTCACGGCGCCAAGCTACGGTTTGATCTCGAATCAAAGGCGTACTCGCTCCATGGAGGAGTTATTGCTCAAGTTACTGAAGCATTCCCTGTCCTCAACGATGTGATCTTGACGGGACGTTGCATCAAAGACATTGATCAAACAGATGCACGTGCCTTCAAGACAACGGCAGATGGTTTGATGATTGCTAATCAAACAATCTCTGTTAACACAGGACGCAACCAAGCTGATCTGTTTAACTTCTATGCCATCAATACGGCACAAGATAAGTTAAACCAAGCGGAACTTCTTGTTAACTTTACGCGTAAAGGAACTGGCATCACCATCCGTGGTCGACTGGTGACCGACGCATGGACGGACAAGGAGTCCCAGCAGCGCCGCAGTATCACCAAGATTCAGTTGGTGCAGATGACCTTGGCTCCCAAGAGCGGTGAGTCTCAACCGAAATCTGTGGCATCCCAGACAACCGTGGCATCCACCGATAACGTTGCTAGCCTATGGGGAGGCAAAACCGTTGAGGAATCAACGGATCCTTGGACCCAAACCTCAGGTGGTGGCCTGCCTGACCTCCCTGGTCAGTACGGCAGCACACCCAACTTTGATGATGAACCTCCCTTCTAATCCAATGACACTTCAACTTGATTTTAAAAACTCAGATCTTCTTTCTTTAGAAGACGCTATTGCCTACGAATTCTTCATGGAAAGTGTGGGCCAAACAATGAACAGTGCCCATGAAAATGAAATGGACATTATGGAAGCACTTGTAAAACTTGCAAAGGCTTCTTACATGGTTGCAAGCATTTTTTGTGAAGCACGTTCACTTTACTCACAACAAGATAATGACAGCAACACATGATCAGTTTACTCTCCTCTACGAGGATGAGCACACCAAACTTCTTTATGAATTCAAAGCACTTGTTGCTGATGATGTAATCAACCACCTTGTGGATTTCCTCAAGGGTTGTGGGTACATGGAAAGCAGTATCTTTGAATGCATGAAGGAATCCTCTGAGGCGTATTTCGATTCATTAAGTACCCAGCAGTACGTGATGAAATGGGACAAGCCTGATCCAGAATAAGGATCCGTCCTGAGCATGACGTTAAACTGCTCATTCCCGACTACGAAACAACCATGACCTCTTCCATGACCACCAAGAAAACTTCTGCGCTTGCATCCAGGGGACTTGATTCCTTCAAGCTTTTTCAAGCTAAAGAGTTTGTTTCTGGGTACCAGAACCTTGTCACAATTCAACCTCTCAATAAGTCCAAGACACGAGGTTGGTTCGTGCGGAAGTCAGATCTGGACACTTGCGGATGGAGTGCCACTGAAGATCAGTTTGCTGAAGGTTCAGTTATCTGGAACTACAAGCAAACTTTTGGTATGGCTCCCAACACTTCAATTGAAGAAGGACTCAATTTTGTTGAGCCTCGAGTTCAAATCCTTTTACGTTCTCCCCTCATGGTTGAGGAAACCACAGGGATGAGGCAAACGATTGGCACCTTTGATGATCCAGAGGTAAAGGCCATGTTTGAAAACGACAAGGTTGCATCTGATCTTGCTAACAGCAAAGGTGAGATGTACAAGCGTAAGTACAGTGTACGCACCAAGTACCTGGTGTACATTCTGACTCAGGACAACAAGCGTGCTCATAAGATCCCGATGGTGCTTACACTCAAAGGATTGAACGGTACCGACGTTTCCGATAAGGTCAAGTTGTATGAAAAGGAAATGTCCAAGTGCCTGAGCAAAGCACTGGACTCCGAAGTGCCTCTGGCATTCAACGAAAAGTTTTATGCCACCACGGTGTTTATCCCCGTGCTTGCCAATGAGATGCGCGGTGCCAACAACGTTGAGATCTGCGCAATCGAATCCTTTGAGATTCCTGATTACAGCTCCCAGGAAGATGCGGTTGCATCATTGGGTCGTCTTTCGATTCCTGATGAAGATCGTGAATCAACTTGGAAGTACCAAGAGATGTTTGAAGATTACATCAATCAACATTCTCGCCAAGATGCGCAGCGTCTTGGTGGTGCTTATGGAATCAAAGATGGCGTACAGATTCTTCCCGTCTCACGTACCACAGATGCAGTTGATGTGAAAGCATTGCCTGCACGTGATGAGATGACTGGAGAAGATCTCAGCCTTTGAGTCGGTTGAGGATGTCACGGTCAACTTGATTACTCATCAAGTCCATGGCATCCTTTACTAATCCTTTGATAGCAACCTGACGCATCGTGGCAATCTTCGTTAAGAGGGTTGCCATTTCTTTTAACTCACTAATCGAATTACATTCGTTAATGGACCGTATCATCTTCTCTTGCCAGAAGGCTTCTTCTGGACCCATTTCAAACTTCAACATGGGATTTAAATGTTTCAAAGTATTCTACTTGCAACAGTAGACTTGACTTAAAGTTTCCATTTGTGTTAAGGATTCCACACATGAAACCAGAAAAGAAAGCTGCTATTAAAGTGGGTGGTACCACGGCACTGGTCACTGGTGCCCTGGCGCTACTTTTACCATCTCCCGCAGCCTGGGCTGCCGTGATCTATGGATCGTATAGGATGGCTAAGGGGGCGTACCAGAAAGCCAAGGAGGACCAGGCCCAACAGGACTACTGGCGCAACCACTAATTCAACTCAATCCAACTCATGTCAACTCAAACCCAGCTCGAACTCAACGCGGCGCAAGCAGCGATCTACACGCGGTCAAACATCCGGCGTGCGTTCCAAGATTTTGATGACACTGAAGTCGCCGGCATTTATCTGCGAGATGATGATTGCCTTGTGGTGCGTCGCGATGGTAGCGAGCAGACTTACAACAGGGAACTAATCAAGGTTGCCTTTACCAACTACACTCACCGTCTCAAAGATTTCTTTTCCTATCTTGGCTCTAACTATCGTGGCCCTAGTGTATGGCACAACAATGCTTACATTCTTTTTAAGGGCTGGAACTACACGCACGCACTCGGACACCTGACATCGAATGCAAAACTCCAGGCGCATTGGGCTGACAAATTTATACATGTATCAGACACCAACAAAGTCCTCCACCTTCTCCAGTCTGACCAAACGGATCTTGGACATCTGGTTGCACCAGACGGATTGCGGCTTCCGAATCGGCCCATTGACCTTGACAGCGACATGGAAGCTGACCAGTCCACACCTGTCGTGGGTGAACCTTGGTGTTCGTGTGGGTCGTATCAGCGTCAGCTCAGCAACGTATCTGACTTTGCGTCCGAGATCCAAGGATTCAAGCCCTGGTGCATCCACCTGAGCTGGTTCAACAAGTACCGTGAGCTGCTGTGCAAACGCACTGAAGCACGGAATGCTAGTCCCAGTGGTACACCTGAGAAGTGTGTGGCCTGGTGGTATGCACCGCCGGTTGATCACATCAGTGATGGTCGCTTCGTATTGTTGTATACCAACTCAGGAGCACAGGCTCCATTGACCCATTGGCGTACCTACAAGCCTAAGGATGTATTTACACAACATGATGCATGGGATTTGTTCTTTAATATGTGTGATGTAGGTTATGTGCCTTTTCCAGGGGTAGCACTTCCTCAGTTAAAGTCAGCCATTAAAAAACAATGACAAAACCAAAACCTCTTCCTCCGTTAAATGAACTTAAAGAAGTCCTAATGATCTGTGACACTTCCCCGAGTAATCTTCGTTGGATCAAACCAAGAACAAACAGGATTAAACCAGGTGATCCTGCGGGTACTCTTTGTAAAGATGGGTACTACAACGTTGGATTAAAAGACGGATCTTTAAAAGGGTATTCGTACTACAAAGCTCATCGTATTGTGTATTACCTTCAAACAGGAATAGATCCTGGATTTTCTTTGATCGATCATGTTGAAAACATGAGAGGTTTAGATAGCAAAATTCGTCTTGCAAACAAAAAACAGAATGCTCAGAATTGTAACCCGTATAAACGAAATAATCAATCAAGTAATTATAAAGGTGTCTCTTGGCATAAACGACAAAAGAAGTGGCTTGCTAATATTACTGTGAACTCAAAACGAATGCATTTAGGTTCTTTTGATACAGAAATAGAGGCTGCCCAAAAATACAATGAAGCAGCCCTTGCATTCTTTGGAGAATTTGCTAGGCTAAACAATCTTCAAGAGGCTGGCTACGTTCCATTCCCTGGTACTGCATTGCCACAACTCAAGTCTGCTCTTAAGAAGCAATGACATTTCAAATCAGTGATGGTATTGCATACCTGGGCACTCAATGTCCCAGTACAACACTTACGATTGAACCCACAAATCCTATGCAACTGAACAACGGCAAGTACACCATGCATCTAGAGGTTGATGAGGAAACTTATTGGGGGCTTGTTAAGCTTGGTGCAGAAATTAAAACCGACTCTGAAACCTATGCAGAAAACATCCTCTTGGGCCATGTGCAATCCGAACTCGATCGAGAAGCTGCAGATTAACTGCATTGAGGAAGAGGATGGTTCCATGACCATTCACATTGAATGGGATGAAAACCATCCTGATCTCCAGTGGTGGACTAACCTTGGTCCAGAAGGCCAAGAAACCTTTATGATTGATGCACTCCGACAAGCTTTGGATTGTTATGTCGATTGAGACCTACGGACTTCCCTCTGAACAATATGTGAAGAACTTCACATATAATGTCAGGTTTGCTGCCAGGCTTTATCTTGATACCTGCAACATTCTTTCAGCCGAAGGTGCTGGCAATGTTGATTTCAAAACAGTACTTGACATGTATCAAGAAGCTGTCTATGCAACTAACGATGATTGCCGGAGGTATCAAAAAGCCAACAACCCTGAAGCCATCAAGGATACTGATCTCTTAGGTATCTATCCTTCCAGGGGGGGAGATGATGGAAGAGATCAAGGCTGTCAGCGCCAAGGTTGAAGCTCTTACTGATTACGTCACAGAGCTGGTCAAGGTCACAACCAGGGGTCTTGAAGGCATTGCCGAAAACCTGGTAGACTAATCACGCCTGCAATAGCGGGTATAGCCCTGAGAGGCCGTCCTGGTCATGACGTAAAACTGACCACCCATCTCAATACCACACCATGTTTGAATCGTTGTTTGCCGCCGTACTTCCGGTGATGAAAGATCTTCTTTGGGCAGCAGCAGGTATGCTGCTGACCTATGCCATCAACAAAATTCAAACTCAATTCAACTGATCATGACCCAACTCACTCAAGCTAAACTCAAAGACCTTAACGTCTTAAAACTCTACGAGCACTATGATGCTCTCGAAAAGTCTCTGCCTCTTCTCACTCCTGAGTCCCAGGAACTGGCTAAAGCTGAGCTGGAAGCATGTGCCAATCTCCGTTCAGAAAAGATTGATCGCATTTATTACGCCATTGCGTCCCATGAGGATGCCTTGGAGCGCATCAAGAAAGAAGGAGAGCACATCACTCAAGCCAAACGTCACCACGAATCCCAACTGCGATCACTCAAGGGTCTGTTAAATTATCTACGTCGTGTCCTCCCCATGGACTCGAACAAGATCACCGGTCGCAATTACCAGTTCACCCTTGTTAAAAAGAAAGAACTTACAGTCGAGGTCTCATCGGACCCGGAGTTTTGGCACACTACAGAAAGAGAACTTTATTGCATTGAGGAAACAGTCACCACAACCAAGCGAGTTGTATTACGATCAATGTCAGGAGAAGTTCTTGACGAAAGAACAGAACCTAAAACAACCACTAAAGTCCTCCCTAACCTCGATGCCATACGCAGCGCCTATCAAGAAGGTCGGCAACTTCCAACAGGAGTCAAAGTCATCCAGGAATATTCCGTCCGTTCCAAACGAATCTTCTCAGAACCACGAGTGGACTTGGTACCATCCGAGTATCCAGCAGAGCTTCTACGAGAAGATTCCAGCGCCGATTGATAGTGATGACGCTCGTATCAAAATGAGCTGTCATGAGCATGCCATCAAAGACTTTGATCTCCAACTGGAAATGAATGGTCTACAACTGGACATGCTTAAAGAGAACGGTGAGGTTGTTCCTTACCACGTAGAAGAGTACGGCGATCTTGAGGAAAAGAAACTCAAGCTCCTCGTTGGTAAACGGTTTCACCAGAATGCATCCAACGCATATTGGTATTACCTCCAGCGGGAGAAAGCTGCTAAGTAAATGCCAGTACAATAAGTAAAGCAGTAGGGGTCCCATGGGCGGTGATTCAGTTCTCAATAAGTTGATTGCTGGGTTTACCCAAGATGGGACTCCTCTTTCAGCAACTATTGGTTCCAAGATGGAGCATGGTGTTGTCATCTTGACAGCAGCCATGCTTGCCAATGAAAACCTTGCATCTTCTATGGATGCAGAAGAAATGGTTGATGCTGCTATCAATTACTACAATTTGATTCAACAACGTCTTGGTTACTACCAAGAGCATCAGGCACATTCTTTAGAAAGACTGCTAGGAAATTAAATTCCTGCTAAGGTAAGCAAGTCTTTACTCCTAGAGATGGAACCTATCTCCGTGCCAAAACTCACTGTCTCTTTTGCAGTTGATGTTGAGGTTGAATACAATTCCTTTGGCGGTAAGACCGCTGATGAAATTGGAGAAGCATTACAAGATGAACTCCATGACCTTCTCTTTGAGCTAGAACAGGTCACTGGTGTCTATACTACCTGCACGTCCATTACCTCTTATGACTGACGATCTTGCTAAAAAGCTCAAAACTGCCGGAGCTTTTGATACGCCTTGGCTCAAAAAACAACTGCGCAACTGGAACGTTGTTGCCGAGCAAAAGAAAGCTGACTTTATGGAGCATATGTACCAGTGCTCTGGACGGCAAAACAAGTCGCATCCCATGCATGGTTTGTTTACCGGTCTTTGGCAAGACTTTTGTATCCGGGAAGCTGGGCCTGTTATGCGCAACCGGTACTTTGAAATGCTAGAAGCAGTCCGGCTGTACGAAAAAGGACAGCTCGAACCTGTTTCTTAAGGTTTACACTAAACACACTTTTGTTTTAGGGCGTGCCACACTAGTGGTACGCCCTTTTTACTTATGGAAACCACAGAAGAACCCATCGATGCCATACAGAGTTGGCAAGACTGGTACCGTAAACATCGTATTGTTGCTCAAATTGACAAGCCTCTTGTGACCAAAGACTCACGCGAAAACATGCACAACACTACCAACGCAACCGACATCTTGGAAGACTCTGCTGCTAAGGCAATGTGGATGGAAAAAGCTAAAGAGCATTTTGCGGACACCCTTGCTGAATACCAGTACGAGCTTTCTGGTAAAGACTTTTATAAAGCCTTCTACCAAGCTGCGCATGAAAACATGGAAGCAGCACGCAAGGAATATGATCGCAGCAAAGAGCTGGTTGATATGCTGCGTTACCACCACCTTGGTCAAGACTGATGTCACGCGCCAAAGATCCGGAATACCCTCAATGGATATGCCATTGCTGTGGTGAAAACTATGGCACGTGGTACAAACGTGGTACGTATGTGGGACCACCGCATCACTATGCCACTTACCACCAGGGGTCATGTGGTGTCTGTGGTACTACAGATGTAGCTGTCACAGAGCCACGAGACTATGGGCATCTAAATGCAAAGTGGAGGACTGAGATAATAAAGAAAGGAAACAAGAATTAAGACAATGCCTGTTTATAGAGAGTCCGGTAAAAGTATTATCTATGACGTTGTAAAAGTACAGACCTGTAGTGGGCAGCCACTTGAAACACAAAGTGCTGGTACATCTACTGATGCTTTTGGTCGTCAACGCATTGCTCAACCATTAACCCTGTTTGATTCGAGTCATCGTTATCAAGACAATGGGTTATGGGCTACGGCAACAGGCGTTAGTTCAACTGCAACTTTTGATGCTAACCAAGGGCTTGTAACGTTGAATGTACCCACCACATCAGGTGCATACGTCAAACGTGAAACCAAGCAAGTGTTCTCATATCAACCAGGGAAATCCCTGTTGATTATGTCAACGTTTGTTATGGAACCTGCTAAAACCAACCTGCGTCAGCGGGTTGGTTATTTTAATAATGACAATGGTCTTTACTTCCAAATCAATGGAACTACTAATAGTTTTGTTGAACGTAGTTCAGTAACTGGCTCTGTAGTAGAAACTGTTGTTAATCAAATTGATTGGAATGTAGACAAGTTAGATGGTAATGGTCCATCTGGAATAACGCTTGATCTAACCAAGGCGCAAATCCTTTGGATGGATATTGAATGGCTCGGACTTGGTACCGTACGCGTAGGCTTTATCATTGATGGTAAATTTATCCAGTGCCATGCGTTTAATCATGCCAATACAATTACATCAACTTACATTACAACTGCAAGCCTACCTTTGAGATATGAGATTGAAAACCTTGGTACTACGGCAAGCAGCAGTACACTAAAACAAGTTTGCTCCACCGTTATCTCAGAAGGCGGATACGAGCTACGTGGCAAACAAAATGCTGTTGGTACACCAATCTCTACACCATATGATCTGACGGCTACAGGTGTTAAGTACCCTGTTGCTTCTATCCGTCTTAAAGCAAGTCCAAATCGACTGGATGCAATTGTTATCCCAACTGCTACCAGTATTTTGGGCGTTGGTAATAATGCAACATTTGCATGGACTCTTCAGCAAGGTTCAACAACGTCAGGTGGTACATGGACAAGTGCAGGTGCGGACTCTGCTATTGAGTACAACCTAAGTGGTGTATCAAGTAGTGGTGGTTCACCTTTGGCAAGAGGCTACATTTCATCTACAACCCAAAGCTCTGTGTCATTAAACATTCTTAAGGAAGCATTGTTTAATTTCCAGCTGCGTCGTGATGGTTTTACTGGTACGCCAGAAGAGTTTTCTTTGTTGGTGGAAACAAAAACTGCAGGCGATGATGTTTATGCAGCTTTAGACTGGGAAGAAATTTCTCGCTGATAAACTAGAAAAAGCGCATTAAAACTATGTATACTCCTGGTCCTCAAACGCAACAACCACCCCAGATGGGGGTGGAACCACTCAATTCTGGGGTGACTCCTGAGCCACAGGCCAAGCCCAAGGCTCCTGGTAAATCAAAGAATGGTGATGTCGGGGCCTTCATCCAGCAATGCATCTCCCTCTGTTCCTACCTCAAGGAACTTCAAACACAAGCCCATTTGATTCACCTGAACTACGAGGGGGCGAACTTCCTCGGGGTGCATGCCTTCCTTGGAGATCAGTACGAGGCTCATCAGACTCAATTCGATACGTTAGCTGAGTTCATCAGGTCCATGGATTACCTGATGCCTATGTGTGCCAGGGGACTAGCCGATGCTGGCCCTGGCATCCAACACGTTACCAGTTACAAGGGCACCGATCAGCTTGCCACGTACTATAAAAACTTGGAGGAGCTAGGCATGAAGTCCAAAAAACTGGAACCCATTGCTGCCAAGGTGGGTGCTATTGATATCCAGAACTACATGGCTGAGCTGTGTGGGCAAGCCTTTAAGGCTTCTTGGCAAATCAAAGCTACGCTGCGGAACGGTTGATGTCTGATAAAAAATTAACGGAAGAACAGCTTAAAGCTATCCAAGCAATGGGTGCGACTGCATCTACATTAGGGATACCTTTTGCAACTACACTTCCTTTTCAAGACCTATTACAAAGTAATGAGCTTTCAAAAATTAAACAACAAGAAGCAATGCGGATGTTTCCGCAAGCTGATCCAAATTTATTTGACTACACACGTAGTGGAAATACAGTAATCCCACTAAATGAACAAAGAGCTAGTAGTCGAGTTTTTGGTAAAGATATTAAAACATTAAGTGCAAGACAACTTTATAGAAGCCAAGCATCTTTTCCTGAGTATTTATCTACCCGTCCAGGGCCTCCTAGTCCTGAACTTGGTTCTTTTGCAAACGCTATTAGCAATAAAACAATTTTTCCAGAAGGCGATATACAAGCAATTACTGTAACTCCTGGTCCAAATCCGGGGCGTTTTGCCAAGGACTACGCAGAAATCTTAGCGGATAAACTTGGGAAGACTCTTAATGAATTTGAATCTGGAACAGAATGGAACAATGAAGCACTTCGGCAAGCACGTAAGATAGATACATTATCCAATAAAATTCCGGGAGCTGCAGGATATATTTGGGGAAATATAGATAAACCTCAATACACTTATGCGGAAGGAAACTGGGGGCAAGGTCAAAAAATACTTCAAGAAAATCCTTCTATTTATTTATCGCGTATTAATGCGGATCCATCTAAAGAAGCAACGTATTTATACACTGGAGATGTTTTGCCTAGGGGGCAAATACAAGAAAAAGGATATTTGACGGTTGAACCAAGGGTTAGATTTAAACAGTACGAAGATCTTGGTCCGGCAACAGGTCCTTCTTGGGGAATTACTGAACGCAGAGGAAGTGCTGGAGATATCCATTTCAGAAAAGATTTAATTGGTGCAAGAGGTGAATTAACGACAGGTGATTTGCAAGCACTTCTTAATGAACGTGGATTACGTGTTGAATACCAAACACAAAATAAAAGTGGCGCAACAAAAAAACCTGGAGACATATTACAGGCTAATTTAGAAACATTGGCTCGGTCCGAAAACATTAGTCCAAGCCAAGCTGCGGAAAAATATGCGCGTTTAATCCCAAACGTAGGCGAACCTACAACGCCACCCACTCCTGCTATCACTGCAAGAGTAGGAGAATTCCCTGTACAAGGGCAAATGGTTAGTCCATTTGGTCGCTTTGCTGCTAAAACGGATTTACGGCAGCTTGGTATTTTGCCGCCAGGAGATAAAGCTACTTATAGTCCTTTTACGGTAGATGAATTCAATTATGTATTCCAACCTAAAACCACAAGATATAACGCAAGTTCTCTAAAAGAAATAACTCCATCAAAAGTAGTGCCAGCATCGCCTAGCTCTGTGTTTGATGAAGATTTTATTGAAGGAGTTTATCAATACAACATAAACAGAGATGTGTTAAGACCTCAAGCTGCAAATAAACTATTAAACAAAACAACTAAAAATTTAATTGAACAAGCAAAACCAGTTAGAGGCTTGGGCCTTGGTGGTTTAGCTACAGGCGGAATTTTAACTGCAATGGATCCTGCTGTTATTGATGCCATGGCCCGTGGTGATTATCAACAAGCTGGTACTACTGCAGCCTTAAACACTGCCATTGGCTCTGTTGCTGGTGGTGCAACAGCTAAAGGGTTACAAGCTTTGCAAGCTGCTGGATACGCAAGACCTGCCGCTGCAATTGGATCAACTCTTCCGGTTGTTGGTGGCGCGCTTGCTGGTCTTGGTTTAGTGGAAACAGGTAAAGCACTTAATCGTGTATATCGTGGCCAAACAGGCAAAGACTTTCCTACCAGGAATCAACCTCCTACCCCTACTCCTTATACAGGGCCTACTCCTTCAATTCAACCACGGATGGGTAAAGCTATTTTAAATGGAAGACTTGTTGACGTACCATATGGTTCTGTTGCTGGAACAAAAACAGTTGGTCGTCCTTGGTGGGATAAAGCAGGCTCAGCCTTTGGAAACTTGCTAAATCGTTTTAATGCTGGAAGCATTATTGGGCGTTAACTAGCCCAGTGCTCAAGCCTATGGCAGTTGCAGCAGAGTGGAATACACTTCGCAATCTCTGCTTCTACCCTGCTCCAAGCGTATCCATGGTTCACCATGCTTGAGATATTGTTATCCTTATCACCGATGTGATGGAACTCAAGGACACGGTGATCATCCAACCCACACTTCTTGCACTGCAAAGTCTTCTTGTACTCCAAAAGCTTTTGTCGATTTTTATCGATACGTTTCTTGGCGTCAGCCCAACCCATGCGTAAATTACTCGTATTCCTAATAAACGGATTTTATCAGGAATACTGATAAACGGCTTTTATCAGGAATAACGATAATCGGAATAGCAGGATTTGAACCTGCGGCCCCCTGATCCCAGGTCAGGTGCGCTACCAAGCTGCGCTATATTCCGAGTGACCCCCTGGTTTGTGCATCATCTCTATAGACCATTTTGTTGACGTCAACAATATGGTTTACGTCTGAGAGCTAAGCATAGGGGGTGTTGTTTAGGGCGAGAATGTCCACCTACGATGCCTTTTGACTTCGGCCTCTACGCTGTGGCTGAGGGGATCCTTCGTTTAATGCAACGTTCCTTGTTGCACCCTTAGTAATAGATGGAGCAAGTGTGATGCACCTCAAGGATGTAACAGAGACTTGCCCTCTATCTGCCCCATCGAAAAGAGAGGGGGAACAAAATTATTCTACATGCTTAACCTCATATATGTAATGGTCTGACGTTTCCAGCTTTCGTTTGTTTTCCACAGAATAGATGGTCATATCAATTTGATAGCCTGGATTTTGTTTGATTCGATTAAACGTCCATGCGTTGTCGTACCAAATGATTCGGTTATTGGGATAAGCATAGTAATTGCCGCTGTCCATCTTGAAAAGATGGGCGCACTTATGCTCAGGTGTTTCTGAAAAATTAAAGTCGGTAATACCTTTGTTTTCCCATGACCAATCAAGGGTAAACATGTAGGTACCAAGTGCTTTGTCGCCGTTAGGTTTAATCAATTCCGCTTGAAGACCAGCAAGCCGTGCACGTTTCTGCACGTCAATATACGGCGAGAAACAATCCCAATACATCACATCCTCCAACGGTTCGATGGGTGCATCAGGTTTCCAACAGAACGCATGTAGTGGACGCCTGGTCCAATTCACACCATTCTCAAGGAATGCTTCAAAAAGGGGCACACGTTTCTCAATACTGGCAACGCAGTGCACATCACACTTTGTTACTTCACCATGCCCTTGGGTATGGTTGTAAAGAAATTCATTTCGTATGTAGCACGACCAGTCGGGAAGGTTGTGATTCAAATACGACACGTACAAAAAATCCCGGTGTATACCGGGATCATAGTTCCTTCCCACTCAAGCTGTTGCTAAGCACTACTTCTTGTAACGTGAAGGAGCGTTCGACTATTAGCTCCAGAGCGGTATTGCTCCGTATCCAACGATACCATTATTTTTTTTTCTTGGCGGCTGCTTCTTTTTTCTTGGCAATCATCTCTTTGAACTTGTCACGTGCAGCGGCTTGCTTATCGGTACCGCCTGCTTTGCCCTTGGCAGGAACCTCTTTACCCTTAGGGGAAACTGCCTTGCCTTTGGGAGGAATTGCTTTAGCCATGATCAATTAATGTCTTTATTGATTATATCCTTACTTACCTTCTTTATAGCGACGTGCCGCACGTCCTGCTTTCTTGGCACGTTCGGTGTTAGGTACAAATTGTTTGCCTTGTTTACTACCAGCTCTTTTCTTTTGGTCGGTCTCAGCACGTTCTTCTTTAGACAGTGAAGCCCATGCACTCTCTGGGAGGTAACGTTTGGTATATCCTTTTTGAATTGCCTTATCAGCCATTACTTACTCTCTTTATATTTTTTAGCAGCAGACTTAGCCTTACCACGTTTTTCATACTCATCTTTTGTCATCCACTTTTCTTTGCCCCACTTCTCTAAAGACTTTTGTTTTTCACCCTTACCCCCTCTATAACCGCCGCCTTCTTCTTTGTACTCACGTGCCACAATCTGAGCCTTACGGGCAGACCACTGCCCAGGCTTGCCACCCTCAGAGCCAGCCATCACACGATCTTTAATACGTTCGCGTAACTCTGGTTTTGTGTACTTATTGTCCTCCTGAGCCATCAGGATTATTCTTACGTTCTTCTAATATTTTAGCCCACTTACACGGACGTGATAATACCTGCTCCAGCTCCTTGGCTGTTGGATAGGGAATAGGGAGACTGAGCAAGTATTTTTCGAGGCGTTCAGCCTCGGTGATAGTTCGTCTTGTTGTCATCTTTCTTGGCAAATTGCTGCATTAAATCATCAACTTGCTCCAAGGATTCCAGGCGGCACAGGATGTCAGAGATAGTAGTGATCGTAATGGGATGCTCTGTACGTGCAGCAAATGCCAATGCGTCACGCAGGCAATTAGCTGCGTTCTCAATAGACTCCTTAACTTGAGTAGAAAGAGACATTTCGGAACTACGGGGTCCTCTTACTATAGTAAACATAACAGCTTCTGGGCTGTTTATATTATGAGCCAGATTTGTATACTTGGAAAGTACGGATACCTAGTACCAGAGCCAGCCAATTTGGTATGAATCAAAGCAAGGTTCGATGCCAATGGATTCCATAAGTTCGTAAACAAGGCGTCCCTTGCCATGGCGACGACCGTCAGGAGCTTTGATATTGTCATCAACAACGATCAAAGTCCCAGGAGATAGAAGGGAGTACGCTGCAAACATCTCCTTAAGGTGATGGGCAGCCGGTGCCCAATCATTGTTCCAATCGGTGATGTTATAAGAGTCCAGGTAGAGAAGATCACATGCACCTGTAAAGGTGTCAAGCGCTTCTACCGAATCAGACTCAATGATCTCGGCATGCTTGGTTGCTTGCTTTGCTAATGCACAGGCACCTGGATCAATGTCAATTGAAATCAACTGCCCCTCTCCACGGATGTCGATATAGTTATCGAACAGAAGGGTTGAGCAACCATCGCCTGTATAGTTGTCTCTTTCTCGATATGTACCAGTTTCAATAATGACTGGATTATGACACTCATCTAGATGCTTAAAGATCTTTTGAAAGGTGTGTTGACGTGCGCCCAGCTTGCTTTTGATGGGGTTAAAGTAGTCGTCCCAGGTACGTGTCATGTTATAGATCGACTCGAGTGTACGAAATCTCCTTGGATTGTAGCTCTATTTCGTAAACATCTGCCTCAATGGTTTCAATGTCTTCAAAGGCCAAGCCTTCAAGACAACCGGTACGGCAGTCTTCATCAAACTCAAAATAAAAGCGCGTTAAGTTTGATCCCATGGGTGGTGCACCAAATGAAAAGGAAGGTCAGTGCAAGCATGGCAAGACGACCGTTGACACGTTCGGCGTACCAAAGGTGATCGTCAAAATTGGTGTGCCACTTCCAGAAGCGGAGATCAGGGGACATCTCTAGGATCCATTCCCACAATGCAGGAAGGATCCAACCAAGACAGGAGACGTAACCCTGGATGCCAAGAAGAAATTTGTTCATTGACGAGATGCAACTTCCATAAAAAACAGGTAGGCATCCATGCTAATGACAACAAGCATGGCCCCAAGGATGGCAGCAATTGCGTAGTTGAATCCGTCCATCACACGTAGTTGACTTATCTGTTAAGCTAGCAGCAATATACAAAACCATCAATGGTTGCTAAACTGAATACATCAGATCCTTGGATCAAAGCCAAGGACGAGCAACCAACAATTATGCGGGACCTGAACAGGACCGCAGCCAGAATTACGCTTAACGGAAAACGTCACTATACAACTCCGTTACCCACTGGACCTGCACCGTCTGTAACTACTATTATTGGTGAGACAGCTTCCGAAGCAAATAAACGGAAGCTTGAAATGTGGTCAAAAGCTAACCCAGGTGTTAAAGAAGCTGCTGCCGAAAGGGGTACTGCTATCCACTACGGCATGGAACAGTACCTCAAGGGAAACAAAAATCCTGAAATCAAAGAGGAATATGCGGACTTTTGGGCAGGTATGCCGCCAATCCTGGATCAATTTGAGGAGGTCCTTTGGGCCGAGTCCCCAGTTCTGGATAAGTTTAACTTCACTATTGGTGCTGATGACGTTGCTCGCGTCTGGGGTTGTGACTCAGAAGGTCGTGCTTGGGCTGGTGCTCCTGATATTATTGCTGTCGCCAATAATAAACTGACGCTTGCTGACCTAAAAACCAGCGTCAAACCCTATAGCCGCAAGTGGCCAAAAGATTTGGAGAAGGGGTCCCAAGAGTGGAGGGATCTGCTTGGTGGTCACATGAAATTCAAAAAGACCTGTAAGCAACTCGCTGCATACGACATCGCTATTGAGCAGACTCTTGGCATGACTGTACAACAAGCAGCAATCTTAGTATCAACTCCTGTACGTACTCAAATCTTTAAAATCTCTAGAAGGTTTTTAGATTCTCTTCGGGAAGATTGGTACAAGATTGTTGAAGAGTATTACACCCAGGTAGCAAATTGTAACGTCTACGACCCAGATTTAATTTAAAAATCTTTCATTACACTATGTAGTTTTGCGTCTCTTTGGGCAAGCTTTGCTTGATTTTCTTTCTTTGCTTGCACTAATGCTTTACCGGTCAAGCCATCGGTTGAAATCAATTTGGGGCCTGTCACGGAGCCACGGTTAGATGTGCTCAAAGGTTTTTTGGGTCCAAAATTACGTCCCTCTCCAGCAATTGGAAACTTTGTGATAGGCTTGTCTGCAATGGGAGGCCTGTAAAAAGAACCTCCGGGTTCATCGCGATCATCTATGCGATTCTGATTTAAATCTCGCATATCAAATGTTCTTGTTCTTGAGTTTAAAAGATCTTGAAAAAGCCTTGGGTCCATAGCTATTTAAATGTGTCTTTACTAATTTTAAAATAAGATGGTTTAATAAAATGGCAACCTACAACCCCAACGGCAAGATGGAATGCAGGAAGCGCCTAGCATGGACGATCGCCTGTGAACGGGCCGTCGTCACAAAAGAAGATGCAGTTCAGATCTACAACAAGGTAATGAAAGAATTTGAAACAATAGATAAGCGACAGCAATATAAAGAGCGTGAGTCTAATAAGACCCAGGTAACTTAAGGATTGCTCGTTGGTCTCCACGGATTGGGAGCCGTAGGATAAGAAGACACACAACCAGGCCCTCCCCATGGACGTACACGTCGCCTTGGGTGAGTGGATGAATAGTCTCATGAGTCGCATGATGAATGCGATGGACGGGGATTGTTTTTATCTGCCCACCCAGATGCATCTGCATGCGTACACAATCTTAAAGGAGGCCTCGTTCCCTGACCGACACTTTAAAGTAGAAATCAAGAACTCCACAGAAGTATGACGAACCAAGATTTGAAAGCACTTAAGCCTGGTGAGATCCGTCTAGATTACATCCCACTCGATTGGCCGCTAACTCCACTTGGACCCAACAAAGATCCCTACATCCAAGGCTGGCAGAACAAACCATTCAGTGTTCGTGAGATTGAAGAAGAGCTGGCAACGGGTGACGCTAGAGCAATTGGTTTGCTTGGTGGCCCCACCTATAATCATCCTTATGGCTTGGTCTGGGTGGATGTTGATGGAGCAAGCGTTTACCCCCTCATCGAACAAATCTCTGGTCTCCCCCTCCAAGATGCGTTGCCTCCCACCCTTACCATCTTCAGTGGTAAAGTCGGCCGCGAACGTAAGCTCTACAAACTAAATCGGGATAAACACAAACACTTCCTACGTAATAAGTACACCTGGCACGGGGAAGAAAATAAGGAGAAGCTTGAGATCCTTTGGAAAAAGCACCAGGGTGTCTTGATGGGTGTACACCCAGAGACTGATGGTTACTACACAGGTGAAGGCTTAGGTTTTGAGTGGTCTGATTCGCTGCCTGAACTCCCGGACTGGATCCTCAATAACATCATCACCAAAAACGCAAAGCAAGGAAGTCCCGCACAAGAAGTATCACGTGTGATCGGCGGTAACTTCGCCATCCAAAGTGTCATTGGACTCGATCGTGATATCCAGCTTGCGACCGAAGCAATGTGGGGTATGCCCCCAGAAGCGACGGATGACTATGACATCTGGATCATGGTCGGCCAATCGCTTCACAGCTTGGATGAATCTCTGCTGGATCAATGGGATGAATGGTCCAAGCAGAGCGATAAGTACAAAGACGGTGAATGCCACAGGCGTTGGCTCTCCTTTAGCAAAGGCGGTGGTCGTGGTATCGGATCACTCGTTCACATTGCCAAAGAGAACGGTTGGGTTCCTTCTCAAGACTACCGGGTGCAAAGCCCTGATGATGCAACACTTGAGGCTGTTGCTGCCATCCTGCCAAACCTTGAACAAGACATCTTAGATCATATGGAAGGCCTTGCATCTCTTGGTGCTGCTGCAGTCACAAGCGTAAAAACACCACCTAAAAAGACAACGTTTGCTCAGAAACCAAAAGAAGACGTTGAAGGGGAAGAGCCAAAAGATGCAAAAGGTCGCAACCAGCCTTCTCATGTCATCGCTGATCAGGTACTTGGCATGTACGCTGGCAACCTGTTATTCAGTCAGCCGCACAACCAGTTTTTTCTCTATGACACACGTAAAGGTCTATGGGAGAAAAAGACCAAGATTGAGATGTATGGCAGCATTCGGGAAAAAATGAAAGTACTGACGTTCTCTGATTGGCTGCCTAAAGGCTTTAACCACGCCATGATGGAAGATATCTACAAACAGCTCCAGGCATTGGTGCCGTTTGATGAGTGGTATGACGGCATGGATTACCTGCTCTTCACCAATGGTTTGTTGGAAGTAGAAACCAGGGAGTTGCATCCCTTTCAACGGGATCTGTACATGACGCAACAGATGCCGTACGAATATGATCCATCCGCTACTTGTGAAGAAATCATTAAGTGGTTGAAGCACACACAACACAATTCTTGGAATCGTACGCAAGTGCTCAGGGCATGGCTGCGTGCAACACTCCTTGGTAACTACGAGATTCAGAAGTTCCTGGAAATTGTAGGTCCAGGTAAATCGGGTAAATCGACCTATGCAAACCTGGCGGTAGCACTGGTCGGTAGGAGCAACACCTACTCCACAGACTTTGAAAACATGGAGAAAAACCGCTTTGAAGCAGCGGCCTACATGGGTAAAAAGCTTCTCCTCTTCCAGGATGCTGATCGTTGGGGTGGTTCCGTATCAAGACTAAAAGCTATTACTGGTAATGACTGGATTCGTTCTGAGCGCAAATACCAGGGCGAAGCACTGGATCCATTTCAGTACCATGGAATGGTCATCATTACTGCCAATGAAGCTATTCAGTCCACCGACTATACTTCTGGTTTGGCTCGTCGCCGTCTTACTATTCCGTTTGACCGTCCATTTACTGGCGGACAAGCAGAACAAAAGGAACTAATCAAGTTCGACAACAAAGGCAACCCTCAGGGTGAGTTTGCGCCTCTGCTGCCAGGGCTTGTGAACTGGCTACTGGATATGCCGGAATCTGACATGCGTTCCTACCTGATGGAGACCGCACAACATGTGGACTTCTTCCAAAAGTATGAGAAGGAACAAAGCCTGCGTTCCAACCCTGTACTGGATTGGATGAGTCAACATGTTGTCTACGATCCAGGTGCAAAGTCTGTGGTTGGTACCTGCAAGAGTGCACAGGGTTCTAATAACTTCTATCAGAACTGGCAGCAATGGCTCTATGCCAGCTATGCAGAATTCTGCCGTAGTTGCAATGTCGGTTTTGTGGGACGTGGTCGTTTTGAAGTCCTGTTCTTTGATATCTGTAAGCACCAGCTCAAGCTCAATGTCTTTAGTAAGAAGACCAACAAGGGATTGATGGTGTTTAATGCAGTAACACGTGACTCAAATCCAAAGTATGAGGCGTATCCCTCCATCGTAGAGGTTGCCTCTAACCCGCAAAAATACCTGCCTCTTTACGGAATGGATATTACTATGTCTACTAATGCGACAATGGAGGATATTGCGGAAGTCATGTGAGCAATGGCCGGCACCTGATCCTGGATCTCTATGAGTGTGATCAAGAGATCCTGAATGACTATGAGGAGCTTCAACGGTTGCTTGAGGCTTCTCTTGTCATGGCAAAAGCAAATGTCCTACGTATCTTTGGGGAAAAGTTTGAGCCCCAGGGTGTGACGCTTTTGGCATTACTGGCAGAATCACACGCATCCATTCATACGTGGCCAGAGATTGGGTATTGCGCTATTGATTTGTATACCTGTGGTGATACGACTCAGACGCATCGAGCGGCTGAGTTTTTGAAAACAAAACTCAAAGCAAAAACATCAGAAGAGAAAGAGTTGGTACGGTCAATAACTCCTTCTGTTTCGGTATAGTAAATCGAGAGTAACTCGATTGCCTTGACAAAGAAAACTAAAGTGTTGTGGTGTGGCGATATCGTTGCCATGACCGGATTTGCACGTGTAACTGAAAATGTCATCTATCGTTTGAAGGATGATTTTGAAATCGTTGTGCTTGGTCACAACTGGTGGGGTGATCCATGTGAACAACAGAAAGACTTCAAGATTTATCCTTCGTCCAATCGGTTTCAAACCGCACCATTTGGTGAGCAACGCATTCGTGAAGTTGTTGAGAAAGAGGCACCTGACATTGTCTTCACAATCAATGACATGTGGATCATCAATGAGCAGTACCGTCAAATTGAAGACCTCCACAAGCAAGGTAAATTCAAGTTCGTGGGGTATGCGCCCATGGATTCGTATGGCTGGATTGGTTGCTTAGCCGATACTGCCAATGACTGGGATGCCATCATTTCTTACACGGAATTTGGTGCGCACGAATTTGTGAGAGGGGGTATCCGTAAACCAATTGCCGTCATCCCCCATGGCGTCACACCAGGGCAGTTCTATCCCATGGATCGGAATGAATGTCGTCGCAAGCTGGGTCTCAAGGAAGACATCTTCATTGTGTTCAACGGGAACAGAAACCAGTTCCGTAAACGAATTGACATTACGATCCAGGCCTTTGCCCAATTTGCTGTAGGCAAACCAGAAGCTCAGCTTTACCTCCACATGGGCCTGAAGGACCAGGGTTGGGATGTGATGGGCGTCTTTGCCAGGGAGATGTCCAAGGTTGGTCTGGACCCCAACGGACGCATCATCATGACCACCCAGACGGAAGGACCGCCGAACGTATCGGTGGACATGCTCAACACCATCTACAACGCATGTGATGTGGGCGTCAATACCTGCAAAGGTGAGGGCTGGGGTCTTGTCAACTTTGAACACGCTGCCTGTGGTGTGCCGCAAGTGGTGCCCGACCACACGTCCTGCAAAGAGATCTTTGAGGGCTACGGCGAACTGATCCGTTGCGATCACATTGATGTGGACACCAACTACGCACGTGAGATGCCATGCCCGTCCTCTGAGCACCTCACTGAGATCTTGAATTATCTGTACCAGGACCAGAGCGTTCGTGAGTGGGTTGGCACACGCTGCCGGCAACGGGTACTGGATGCACAGTTCTCATGGGACACAGTTGCATCTCAATTTGGCGGCATCTTTGAGGATGTCATGAACCAGGTGGATCATTCAGTCCCAACTGAGACGCAGAAGAAACCACGCAAACGGAAGAAAAGTAGAAGTCTGGAGAAGACTCCAGTAGGCGCGATAGCCTGATCAAGAGTCAAGGGAACCAAGGCCTCTGCTGATGCAGGGGCTTTTTTGTGTCCATAAGAAGGTATGAGCAGCTGATAGGTGCGACAACCGTCTTGTGATGGGTGCTTCTACATCCGTATTTATCTTACGTAAGCCGTGATCACCTTTTGTTCAAAAGTGTCATTATTGAGAATAGCTCTCAGTCTCATATGAGACAAACATGAGACAATCAAAGGAGTGAGACACTTTTGAACAAAACATGCTCATGACTTATATATAGTAAATAAGTATGTAGTCGCACCTCTGTCACGGTGATTTGCCTGTGTATACCGTGTGTATAGGCTCTTAATGGACTATGATGCCCTGGCACCCTTCCCCCCCTGGCTTCAATGACCCGTAGTTACCACGAGATGCCGCCCCTCTGGTGGGTGCAGGAAAACCTGGAACTCACCTCCGACCATCCCTGTGGACTCAGGTGGAAGACATCTGATCGCTACCACGACGCCGGTGATTTCGCAGGCGTTCTTCGTAATGACGGTCGCTTCTATACCTTGTCTTTGTTAGGGACCAGGTATCCAGCTCATCGTGTGGTGTACTACTTACGTACTGGTACTGATCCAGGGGATGCTGATGTTCTTCACGACAAAGACAACGTCAATCGCGACAACCGTTTGGAATTAACGTTGTATACACGTCGTACACGTCCTGCACCAAAATACAGGCGTCGCGTCAGAGACGAAGAAGGCAATCTTGTTTTTAGAGATCCTCACACTAATTATCGTTTTATCAACAAAGGAGATTCATCAAATGGCTGATATCACCAAACAATTGCTTAATGCGGCCAAATCAATTTCTATTGTCCCTTTTATTCCTGACATTAATGAGCTATCAGATGGCGAACTTGCCCTTCATGGTTTTTATCGAGGCTATTATTGTGCCCATGGACATCGTGTGCGTCATTTAAACGACCATTGGTGCTATGAATGCGTGCGTAAAATCCAAAACAACAACTGTGGATTTGACATTAACTATCTCAACAAAAACTACAAGTCCAGATTGTTTATGCTCTGGAATCAAATCTCTGTTGGTGAGTGGGATGAGTGCTGGGAAGTGCCTTGGCTAGCTACAAAACGCACACGCTTTCCTTCTTATCGGACATTAAATAACTCAAAGACTAATGACAACGTCAATATCCACAAGGTCATCTACCAATGCGCTTGGGGAGACGTTGGCAAGATGTTTGTCACACGTACGTGCAAAAACAAAAACTGTCTCAACCCTCTCCATTTAGTCTCAAGTTGGAATCGCACATTCCCTCCCAAAACTATACATCCATTTTGTGTTGAGTTTGATCCAGTAAAAGCAATGCAGCATGCGCAAAATCAACTAAGAGATAAACCAATTCCTATTGTTGAGCAGCAATACAAAAATACAATCCAACATCCGTTAGTGCACAAAAATACCCCGGATTATGATGAAGAACAGGAGTTGTATTACGGTTCATATGTCCAGGAGTTCGGTAAGTCAACCACAAAGAACTCAGAATAATCCTTTAAGCCTTGGTACGTTTAGCCAAACATCGCTGCGGTACTTAAAAGGAACTCTTGGACCTCAGTGGAAAGTTGTTGGACGTGCTGATACCAGTCAAACATCAAATGGTGGTATTGGTGGCGGCACGTTCAATCACTGGTTTGTTGTTACGCTTGCAGAACCTGGCTGGATTATTCTTGCCAAGGGACCACCGCGTCCCAATTACATTCAAATTTCTGCCTATGACTTGGATAAAACACCAATCCAAGGTAATCCAATCTTTCAGGCTGATTCCGTTGAAGTAAACACCAATGGAGACATCTATATACCGTACTTAGATACGGTAATGAGTGCTCAATCAGATCTATACAATACATTCAACCGTACTCGGCTTGATCGTGGTGACGATCGATATTACCCCCTGGGTGTAGGCAGCTATCTAATCTGTATTTCATCAACTCGCAATGAAACACTTGAGTATGAACTTGGTGTTGTTATTGAGTTTCCGGTTGACGAAGCATTTTTTGAGCTAGAAGACGTTGATGGTTCTGTTTGTTTACAAGAGACTGAAATTGATGCAGCAGAAATCGTAGGTCCCATCCTAAGTGATCTTGTTATTGCTGTTAATTCTTTTTCTGAAACAAGTTGTGAAATTGCATCTGGTGTAACGGTGACTGTAAATTCAGGAGTAACCTGGTATATAGGTGAACGTATTCCAGCTGCTGACTATGACAACTACAAAATTATCCTTGAAGTAGGAGATGACGCGTACTATGACACAGTCCATGATCACTCCTTATCAGAATGGCGAGATGCCTGGGAAAGGGAGCACCAGGACACTGATCGCTTCCCTGAACTCTTTGTGTCTTTAACTAACAGGCCATGATTAAAAAACTACTTTCTTTGTTTCACAAAAAACCAGTTAAGCACTCTCCAAGTGCTGCTTGGTTACGTTATTGTGTAGAAAATCCAAGTGCACCTGCATGCCGCATTTATGACGTATGACAAAAACAAACGATAACCCTAAGGAAGAAAACAAGAACTCTGAAGATACTAAGCCACGTATCTACGAAGCTACCAAAAAAGACTGGGACGACTTCTTTTCTGCGCAAGAAGATCTTGATACTTTATTTGATCGTTGACATCCAGTCTTACAATAAAAGAAACGGGAGATACCCATGCATTCCTTTAATGAGTATTTAGAAGTAGCGCTTGCTATTCACGCTGCTTGTTCTGCTATCTGTGCTTTAACGCCAACACCTAAAGACGATAAACTTGTCGGCAAGGCTTATCGAATTATCGAATTACTTGGTCTTGTTGTTGGTCGTGCCAAACAGCGTTGATCAGTCAGGTAACGCCTGAAACCAAAATACGCAGCCTCCTTGGCTTTCAACCCAATCTCTTGTTTCATATGCGTGCTCTTTCGGTAAAGTCACGCATTTTTTATCGTCGCCAATTTGCCAGCAGATATTGACGCGAATATTCGGCTCTTTATATTTTTTCACTTTAGTAGTCCCAACGGACGCGAGGCTTGCTTTCTCTGATTCCAAGATGGATGAATCCTTTTGGCGCACCGTATCCTAGCGAATAAGACCAGTTTTTGTCACACCAGTCTTGTACTGTATATACGTCAACACCTTGGATGTAAAAATCAACAGCTCCCTTAGATGGAGCGTTGTAAGTGTGTTCACTATTTTTAGCGCCACCAACTTGAGTATTAATGGGTTCTGGACGAGAAGCACTGGTAATAATAATTGGTTTGTTACCAAACTGCTTACGAACTTTTTCAAGGAACAGGCACAATTCTTTTGCTGTGTCGCATTGATACTGCTTGGTAAAACGACGTGCTTCTTGGTTCAGTGTTAACTCACCGTATGTGATGTTAGGCGTAATCTTGTATGTAAATGGGCTCCAGGGGTTGAAGTTATTGTTGTGTGGATTAGGATCTTCTTTTTCTCCAATGTTTTGGAGCTGTCGATCCATGATTTGAATCAATTTGGTTGCATAATCTGGATCAGTTGCATATCCTTCTTTAACCAGTAGACGCGCGCATTCATTTCTACTGGCCGCCCGATTAACACCTTTAAAGCGTCCAAAGTCTTTGTACCAACGATCAACAAGATAGCAAACACATGTTTGTAAATCAGGAAAGTCAAGGAACCCAGCCTTGATTGTGATCCACTTACCGTTGATAAATTCCTGGGTGCTAACCGTAGAACCAGACCCTTTCAAGCCAAAGTAATTATTAACACCTGAAGTGTGTTTACCCCAGCCTGATTCAAGTGCCCACTGTGCAGCAACACATTCAGGCCAAGTAGCCCCTGCTTTTTTTGCTGCTGCAAGAACACCATCCCAAGTGTTGGCAACTTCAACAACAGGTTTGGGTTGTGTGCGGTATTTAAATGCAAATGACTCCAGGACATCAGGAGATACCTGAGCCTGGAGCCAATTCCACGCATCAATTTGATGCTTTTCTTCTTTGTAGAACTTTGCAGCGTCCGTTAGTTTGATTGACATATCGACCTAGAGCTTTTGTATTACTCTAAATCAGGTCAATAAACTACTTGGGATTCACATAACCGATGCTGTAGGGCAACGGCGGAAGTGGGTCGGGTGCGCCCCAGGGTAGTCCAAGCTCATGTGTTGGATACAGAAGTTCTTGCAACCGAGCTTCAATGTCAGCTTCAATTGCCTTTACTTCATCTGCACCCAGGGCATCACGACACCAACCAACTGCAGTTTCCTTGTTAAGTGCGGAGTAAGGAACCCACTTCTTTGGATCTGCCGGAGAAAGGTTAACGACACCTGTTGTACTAACAGTGTGTTTTCCCTCTGTTTTGTAAGCAGTCCAATGAATAGCAAAGACTTCACTACCTGGATAGGCAATGCTATCCGGGAGTTTACGGTCTAGGTTCCTAATACCCCACTTAACAGGATTCATTGATCACTCTTCTGTTTCAACCTTGTCTTCGGTTTGAGCTTCTTCGGTTTCTGGTTCAAACTCAAGAGTTTCAATCAGTTGACCGATAAGATTGCCGGAGAAAGCAATGAGGTTGCCGTCACCGGTGGCACGTGCAGCACCAAAAGAATTAATAGCGCTAATCAGCTCAGACTTTTTGCAAGCCATAATGAACAAATAACTTCAAAGAGTATAACAAAAATCACCAAGGTACGCCAGATGCAGAGGTTGGGTTCAGTTTTTGTTCAATTTGGTTGGCAAGGCTATCGTTAATAGCGGTGACTTGCTCACTGCCAAGAGCATCAAACACCCACTGAAGCACTTCGGCTTCTGTCAGTTGATCGTAAGGAATGTAGTCATCAGGCTCTGGATCACCAAAGCCGACAGAACCGTATGCACCTGCGGTTTCACCTTGATCTTCCAGGGTGGCGGTCCAATGTGCAGTGGTGACCTGACCTTTGGGAGGAACAGTACCATCAGGGAGCTTGTGCTCCAGGTTTACAACAGACCAAACAGGAGTAGCCATAGCAAGATGTTTTTTCTTATTTTAGTACAGAAATAGTTGCAACCAGTTAAGTAGGCCGGTTGCCCGCCTAGTGACTGGTGACGTGGACTAATCGGCTCACCACCACCGATCCCATAAAGATCCGCCTCGGTAAGGGAAACCAATGCAAACCCAGATAAACGGTAGAGCGAAGGCGATAGCTAGTAGCAACAGTGCTGGAATCAAGCTGTGCATACAAGAGAAGGGGACTTGGACCGATGGCTCAGTTAATACCAGCGTCGTTTAGCCGTTGCTCAAGGGTTTCGATGCGCTCCATTGCTTCCTGCAGCGCCTTAGTTAGCAAAGGAACCAGTTTTCCGTTATCAACCGCCCAGACATCAGAGACTTGCTCTCCATGGTCACCTCGTTTTACGGCATCTGGGAGCGTTGCGTTTAGCTCCTGTGCAACAAAACCGTATGGAATCTTATAGCCGGTTTCTTTCCACTTGTAAGATCTGACCTTAATCTCTTTCAGAGTAAATAATGCGCTAGGCGCATCTTCAATCTCATCCTTAAGGCGTTGATCAGAAGTAACATTGTACCTAACCTGCCCGGCAGCTCGGTTGTAATCAATGTTTCCACGCGCGGTAATTGAACCCTCAGTGTAAAAGACAATGAACCTATTGTCTCCAGAAGGAGCTGAGTTCCAGACGGAAATAGTATCGCTACTTGGGTCGGCTTGCTGAACGATTATTGAGCTGCCAGTATTTCTATAAACATGCAGAGCGGCATTGGCAGATGCGAGTTTGGTGGTTGTATTTATGAGTACATCCCCACTATTTAAAATCCTCATCCGCTCCGTCGGAGAAGACGCCCCATCCGCAGTAGTGGAGAACACTAATCTGGACGGAAGGTCATTGTTTCCAGGTGTTGCATCAACCTCTCCTGTTATTTGGGCGCCAATTTCTATGTTTGTACCATCAGCGCCCATGAAGTAGACGCCACCAAGAGTGTCACCACTTTGGACAACGGTTGCAGCGCCTGCTGTTGTGCCGCGAGACTTCGCTAATAGAAGTGCAGGGCCTGCACTAGTCGCCTCGTTTCTTGTAAGTGATAGGGAGGTTGCAGACTGAGTAGCACCTTCTAGCTGGATCTGTGGGCTTAATCCAACAAGATCAGACCTGCTAGAAGACGTGCCCACTAGGAGCCTGCCACTTGAATCCCACTGGCCATAGGTAGTAGTTGCATTATTTGAACGAAAAATTTGCGTATTGGCATCAAAATAGTTGGTGTTATTCGTGTACCCAATCCGCAGCCCAGTGCCACTTGTGCCAACAACATGAAGCGGGCTGTCTGGAGTAGTCCCCACGCCCACGAGCCCTGCCGAGGTGATGCGGAGGCGTTCTTGAACAGCTCCAGATCCAGGGTAAGTCCAAAAACTTAAGTTAGATGGAGTACCATCATGAGAATACGCGCCAACTGTCGCAACATAATCACTATTGTCATATCCCAAAGAAATAGCAGTTCCAGAAGATTTCTGAAAGCGCCCTACTTCATAAAAATTGCCAGACCATATATTACCTCCAACAGCGTGGAGCTTTGTTCCTTGCGTGCCACCAGTGCCAACACCTACATCACCATTTGAATTGATGAACAACCTGCCAGACCCACCAGTGCTGATGGCTACTTGGTCTGCGCCGGGGGAGTAAATGCCGGTGTTTAAATCACCCGTAAATGTAATCGAAGGGCTTGCCGCACTACCTGCCGCAAATACACCCGATGTAATGGTATGAGTACCGCCACTAATATTAGTAAAATTACCGCTCGTAAAGTTAGCCGTCGTACCGGTTACGGTAACACCAGAAAGAGTACCAGTGACGGTGACATTACCGCTAAAGGTAGGGTTCTGAACTAACCCAGAAATAGAAACGCTTTTATCGACGCCAGCATCCGTAAAGGTAACTGTGTCGATTTTAATGATTCCGTACGGCATTTTACTGTTACTTTTTTCTTATTTTAACTGAAACAATTAAACTCAAGGGAGAATAATTAGTGGTCCTTGGATCACAAAACCACTAGCACCACCAGAAACAACACCAGAACAAACAATTGCAGGTGTTGCGCCAGATGGTGTTGTAACTCTAAGCGTACTACCAGTAATATTGGTAAACGTACCGGTTGCACCAGTGATTGTGACGCCGGAAACAGTTGTGAATGTTGCGGTTACACCTGTGGTTGTGGTTCCCGTTAACGATGTAAAGGTACCAGTTGTTGCAGAGGTAGTAACTGCTTGAACGGAAGTACCTGTAATTGTTGTGCCACTAAGTGTACCAGTGACTTGAACACCTGAAGTAAATGTGCTGGAACCAAGAACGCTAAAGTTACCCGATACTGTTGTATTGGTAAAAGCAAGGTTAGTTGCTGCAAGTGTCTGAAAAACACCCGTTGTTGCATTAACTGTTGTACCTGTGTACGTCGTACCACTAAGATTGGTGAAGACGCCAGACGTACCTTGGATCGTATTACCAGTGATTGTGGCACCAGAAACACTGGTAGTAAACACACCAGCAATGCCAGTGAGGTTTGTAAAGCTACCAGTGTCTCCAGTAACGAGAAGGCCAGAAACACGTGTGGTAAATGTGCCGGTTGCTCCTGTCAGGGAAGTAAAGGCACCAATGTTACCGGTGACGGTTGCACCTGATACCTGAGTAGTAAATGTGCCGGACGTACTTGTCAGGTTTGTAAAAACACCTGAGGCCCCAGTAATTGTGGTGGCTGATACACGGCTATTAAAGACACCAGAAACACCGGAAATAATTGTTGCGGCAACTGTGTCACCAGTGATTGTTGTACCTGAAAGTGTTGTAAATGTGCCGGATACACCAGTCAGTGTTGTATAACGTCCGGTGTCGCCTGTGATTACAGCACCAGAAAGAAGCTGTGTAAATACACCAGAGATGCCTGACACGTTACCAAAAGCACCCGTATTGCCGGTTACGGTTGCGCCAGAAACCCTGGTTGTAAATGTGCCAGAGACACCTGTTACGTTAGATGCCTGTAACGTATTTCCTGTAATAGTGGCGCCAGATAACTGCGCTGTAAAAACACCAGAAATACCTGTAACACTTGTGAATTGTGCCGTAGAACCTGTTACTGTTGTTCCTGATAAGGTACCTGTGACTTGAACACCATTACTAAATTGTGCGGTACCAGTGACCGTCAATCCGCTAGCAACGGAAAGATTGCCGCTTACATCCAGGATTGGTGTGCCAAGAGCCTGGAACGTACCTGTAGTTGCAGCGACGGTCGTGCCAGTGATCGTGACACCGCTAAGATTGGTGAATACACCAGATGGCGAGCGGACAATACCACCTGTAACCGTGGCACCCGATAAAGCCTGATAAACGCCTGACGTAAAAGCGCTTGTTGTACCGGTTGCAGTTGTAACCGTTGCGTTAACTGCATTGACATTGGTGCCTTGGACATTGGTACCCGTAATGGTCAGGCCACTGACGGTACCACTGACAACGGCATTGTTTTGAACAACAATCCCACTGAATGTACTGGAACCAGATGCCGTAATTGAGTTGAATGAACTAGTACCAAAAACCGTTAGGTTCCCTGTAATTGTGACGTTACCACTAAAGGTTGCACCACTAGCAGGTGCGTAATACTCATTGAGATATTCTTTGAATTGAGTAAAGGTAATTTTTTTGTTGCGTAGAGTGGGGTCGACCTCGAAGACATGAACCAGCGTTAGCAGGTCCTGTTCATCGATCTCGCCCCCACTGATGGCAGGGAATTCTGAAATGCGTCTATTTGCGATGGCTCTAACCCTCTTTTTACTCTTTTTTGCTATTCTAAATGGACTTATGTTGTGCGGATGAAACGCTTAAACCCTAAAACAGGTAAGTTCTTTCGCAAAGGAGACGTACGCGAAGACGGTTTTGTTTTTAGAGCTTATCATGGACGTCTACAAAAAGACGGCTTTTTAAAAGAGGATTGGTTTTCCCCCGAAAAATATATTGAATATGAAAGACGACAAAGTGAAATAAAACTAAAAAGACAACTAAAAAGGCGAGAGTTCATTGAGCAATACAAAATTAATCAAGGTTGTTGCACGTGTGGTTATAATAAGCATCCCGCTGCTTTGGACTTTAGCCATAAAAACCCAAAAGAAAAATCTTTCAATATTTCTTCTGGGCGTTTTTATTCAATGAAAAAATTAATGGAAGAAATAGAAAAGTGTAATATTCTTTGCGCAAACTGCCATCGAGAAAAAACAGCAGTTGACAAAGACTATACACATTGGCGGCGTGTCAGCGCACCTTAATCTCAACACGAGGTAAAACGTTTGTTACAACATTCCATCCCCATTGAATTCCTGTTACAATTCCACAGGAAAGCAGGATAACCAGCAGTACTTCAGCAACCGTAAGGTTGCGTCTCACATAAACAATCTGGGGTTGTTGCTGTTGAATGGCTTGTTGTTGCGCAATAGTTTGTTGAACAGCAAGCTCACGCGCCCTAGCTTTCATCTGCGCCAACATCTCAGGTGTGATCTGACCTTCCAGGGTCATCTGCTGAGGCGGTTGGCTAGGGGGAATCTGTTCTTCCATGGTCACAAATTGTTTTCCCAAAGACTAACATACAAGCAAAGGATGTGCAGGTATGCAGTACGGATTACGCAAAAGTCTAGAAGATATTGCGTACGAACTCAAAGGAATCAAGAACATCCTTGGTTCCATGTGGCATAGTCGCTACTCAAACGGAGAAACAGACGCTTTAAACCCAGAAGCGTTTGCCGATGAGTACATCTCGACAGAAGAATGCGGAAGACGCCTGGGGGTTTCGGACCAAACCATCCGCAACTGGATTGCTATCGGTAGAAAAACTCCTGACAAGGGCTGGGTTGAGGGCATTCATTACGTCAATGTTTCTCCCGATGAGCATCGTAAAGCAGTCTTGCGCATCCCCTGGAATCGTTTAATCCAATCTTTCGCTAAGAACGAAGGACTTGATTTAAGAAATTTACGTGCCAACTATCGCCAGTATCAAAACAAGCAGGAGTTCCTGGAATAATGGCACATCGTTTCCAGGGGATTGATCTTGGTTTTGTAACGGTTGAGAACCATGAAGAGCTGCTGCCCGAATCACTGATCAGGCAAGTGGAAATGTTCTTACCACCCAGTGGTTCGTTTGATGACGGATGCTTGCGTCGTTACCTAGAAAACTTAAAGAACTATGAAGAAGAGGATGCTAATTCTGGCATGACTCTTGCCAATCGATTGCGTCTTGCGTTCCATGACCTGCAAGCCGATACGATCTGTGGCAAGTTCCCCCAAGCAGAATTGCCTTTGAAACGTAGACTCCGTTGCGTAGCCGAATACCTTATTCGGTCTGGAGAATTTGATAAGGTAAGAGATGACAATGGAAAACTTGTTAAGAAACGCGGAGTGTTGGGCAAATTAGTGGTACTGTACCAACCAACGCCTAAGCTCCTGGAATCACTACACCGACAGGGATTATTAAAAGATGGATCGACGTGAAAAACTAATTGCTTCTGTGATTGGCCCAGAGCTTGACGATACAAAAGCCAAGATGCTTGATGCCACGATCAAGTTGATTCTTGGTGATATGGGTGAACAGTACTGCAAGATGTGGGATGTAGAAGGCCCAGGTGTAATGGTGTTTCAACCAGGGAACAAAGAACGTTCCATGTTCTTTTGGACTCTCAAAGAAATCCATGCCGCTCAGGAGGACTGTGAACGCGGTAACAATGGAGATTTAGCCGAGACGTTCAGACGCATCTTGGGCGCAGCACAAAAGATTGATCCACTGGAGAAAGCTGGTTACATCATTAATGATAACGAAGGGCTTCGCTACCTCGAGATTGATTACAACAAAGCAGCTGAGTAATGGCAGAAAAAGGACTGCGTGGTGTTGCGGCACGAAATGAGGGTGCCGAACTGATTACCAATAAAGACCTGGTGCTTGCTGCCAACGAACTGTTGGGTGGCATCACACTTGATGTGGCCAGTTCCAAGGTTGCAAATGAGTATATCGAAGCAGAGAATTATTACACACCCATGGATGATGGGTTGAATGCCCAACAGTGGTACGGAAGTTGTTACTTGTTTCCACCAGCGGGTTCATACTTCTGGGACCAAAAGCACGAAAAGTGGAAGATGACACGGGCTTCTTCTCTGTCCCTTACGTCATCTCATGCTGTTTGGTTCCGCAGAATGTACCATGCGTGGCTTGCGAAAGAAATAGAGCAAGGTCTTTATTTCAGCAACTGCCCTGACATGATTCGTTACGAACCAAAAATCTTCAAGTTTCCGATGTGCATTTTAAGAAGTGCACCTTATGTCATGTGCCATAAAGATGGCGAGGTTAACAGGAAACGCACATGCACTTCTTTTCTAGTTTACCTGCCACCACAGGATTCCTCTACTGATGCCGTGGATTCTTTCGTAAAAATTTATGGTGAGCGCGGACATCTTCTTGTGTAATCTCTGTATACTGAAGGACGATTACAGGGATTTATGAGCGTCCTGGCCGACTGGGAGATCAAGCAACTCGCAGAAGAAGAGCAGATGATCGAACCCTTCGTGGATCATCTGGTCAACAAAGAAGATGGACGCAAGCTTCTGAGTTATGGTCTTAGCTCTTACGGCTATGACATTCGTTTGTCTCCTGCACAGTGCTTGATTTTTGGCAAGGTCCAGGCTGGTGACTGTGATCCAAAGGATTTTGATCCCGACATCCTGAAACCTGCTGATCTCCTGGAGGATGAACGCGGTCAGTACTTCTTGCTTCCTCCGTATGGCTACTGCCTTGGCGTTGCGCAAGAACGCCTGAAGCTCCCTCGTGATGTCACTGTTGTTGCAGTAGGTAAATCTACTTACGCACGATCAGGTATCTTGGTCAACATTACGCCAGCCGAAAGCGGATGGGAAGGCTACCTGACGCTTGAAATCAGTAATTGCACTGGCCTTTTCAATCGCATCTATGCAAACGAGGGGATCACACAATTGCTGTTCTATCGTGGTAATCCCTGCCACACCACGTACCAAGATCGGAAGGGTAAGTACCAAGACCAACCAAACAACGTCGTGTTTTCGCAGGTTTAACCGAAGGGTTTACCGTACTGAAGAGTAGGTTTACGGGCGTAGCCAACAGCACCGGCACGCCCACCTGAGTCACCAGCCGTTGCACTGGTTGGTTCACGCACTAGGTTGCGTTTTTGGTACTCGCCTGCAGATTTTGCAGCACGCATATAACGTCCAACACGACGTTGTTCATCATTAACAGAGGCAGCAGAACCACGGGCATCTTGTGAAAGACGCCGCAAGTCAGTGTCATATGCCTGCTCAGGATTAAGATCTGTTACCTCAGCTCCAGAGGTGCCAGAGTCAATACCTGGATCGTAATTAGGTCTGAATCTGTTGGCCATATTATCATTGTAGAAGCAGTGAATCAATTAACTACCGTGATGCATTCTGCCGCAGGGTTCTTAGATGCTTTTGTTCAAGATGAAGTGAAATGCCGCTGTCTTGATGAAGAAGATTTTGGTGCACCGCTCGATAACGAGCAAAATGATGTACCCTTATATGATATGTACAACCGAGGTTTGGTCGCATGCGAGCAGGGGCTAGAAAGGAATCCGTTGAATCTCGAGGGAGCACGGCCTGGAATGACGGGCTATATCCCCTCAATGGAGCAGGGTTTGGCGATGGGAGCATCTCCGAAACCAAAGACCTTGGTATTGGAACTGGAGGAACCGGACGAGAAGGAACGGATGCTGTCAGCAAAACGTCGTGGTTTGCTCCGGTAGAAGAAGTGAGTGACTGCCCTGGTGGTGTGTGCCCAGTGCCCTGGGCCACCAAAGAAGAAACTCCTGTGATTCAGGGGGATGTGGTTAACCACCCACCGCATTACACGGATGGCGGCATCGAGTGCATCGAAGCCATTGAAGCAGCTTTGACAGCGGAAGAATTCCGTGGTTACTGCAAAGGCAATAATCTGAAGTACACCTGGCGTGAACGCCACAAAGGCGGCACAGAATCACTGAAGAAAGCTCAGTGGTATCTGGACCGCCTCATTCAACTTGACGAAGCTCAGAAAGGCTGAAGCTCGTCATCATCATCCTCGTCGTCGTCTCGATATCCACAGGCGGCGGCGAGTTCCGCTAATTCAAGGTCGGTTGGATGATCCCAGTCGATCTCAATATTTTCAGCTGCCATAATATCTTTGATAGCGTGCCACTCCATCAGACGTTGGTGGTAGAGACTCAACAGAGCAAAACGGAGTTCTTCCCAAGTCATCTCCTCCGATTGAAGCTCGGCTTTGCGCATGGCAAATTGAAGCTCAAGAGGAAGTTCAAACTCCCGTGGTTCTACTGAACGCTCCATTCCGCTCTGCATTTGCTAGTTGCAATTATTCTAATGCTAGCCATTGAATATCAAATCGACGCACTCGTTGGCGAAATCCTCCCATGAATCGTCATCAATGCGGAAGCTATTGGCAAATTCAGAAAGGATGTAAGGATTGATGCGTTCCTCCAAGGCGCGGATTGCACGTACCTCATGGGGAGCAGCGCTGTAATTACGGAAGGCAGTCAATAAAACTTCGGTTGACGCCCAAGGACTGGTATCCACATCACGAAGGAAGAGACCCATCTCTTCCCTCCTGCGTTCCAAGAGACCGCCGACAACCTTGTGGTTTTGGTCAAAGATCCAACGACTCATCTCCGTGGTGGCGCTGGCAAAGTCTTCCACTTCAAGGTGATCAATGATGTGGCTGTAGAGGAAGGACTCCCAGCCAACCGAGTGGATGAACGATACCAGAGCCTGGCGCATATTGTCATCAAGCCCAAGGTTTTGACGCAAGAGCTGGGACTCGATGATGTTGACCTCATGGAAGAGGTACTCTAGTGCCTTCTCCTTGCTGCAGCGCTGACCCTGCTTGACGGGAGAACCATCGGGATAGAACTGGGTTCCAAACCCGATGGTGTAGGGCTCTGCGCCAGTGTGCGGATCTGGGTATGCCTTTTCGTTAAACCCTTCGTATTTACGGATTAGGTTAATGGCACGCGAAAGATCCGACATGGGGATAACTATTATTACCCCCAATCATACATAGATTTTATTTGCCTTGACCACGAAGCTTCTTTTTACCACGTCGTTGAGGACGGCTATTTTGTCCTTGTCCAATAGACGTCGTTTTGGGCTTGCCTTCAATGTGAAGTGTGTTTGACTTGGGTTTTGCCATGCCTGTAAGGAAGCAGCTTGCACAGTTTAGCGTGTATTTGCCTGGGCGGCGCTTATTTTACTTTTAATCAACAAGCTGTAAAATTTTAGCTTTTACTTCGGGAGCGTATGTTGAATTCGCAAGATCGGTGCGACTGAAAGGATACTGAAATTCCAAGAGAGCACTTCTTAGGCCTGGATCCGTTGCTTGATTAGCAGCTTGTTGCATTAATACTTGATCAGGGAACATGTCCGGCGTATAGCCAGTAGCGTACTTACCTGCTAATTCCATTTACTAATTTACTCTATCTACCATTTTACCTTGTGCGACCAGTACCGTGCAGACATAATGTCTGGGTTTGGATCTTGAGCATTATGACGAGCGTAATAAGATTTTTTGCGTGCTTTATCTTTTGCAGTTTTTGGGTTTTTACCGGCACCTTCTACACCTTGCTGTCCAAAACGGATAATTTTTTCCTCGCTACCCTTGCAAGCTTTAACCACATGACTCTTAGTGGGATGTCCAGGTGTCTTCTTTGGTTTATTACAAGGCATGGAGTCCTTGTGTAATTTAGCCGCAGAAGCAGCCTTACGTGCTTTATCTGACATTTACTTAACCAAAAAGAGAACCAAAACCACTATCTGATTTCATATTAAAATAGGAAGGCGCACCTTCATCTTCCTCATCCTGAAAGTATTTAAAGTAGTTAGCGCGTGTAGGGACGTAAGATTTTTTGTTTTTTGTTGTACTGTCGCCCATCATTTTATCTAATGAACCAATAGCAGCAAACGGATCAGAAAAATCAGGCATGCTAAAACCAAGGAGATTTTGTACTCCTCCTTTTTTACTTACCTGAGAACTGCTGTAAGTAAGTTCTTTATCTTCTTCGGTTGCGTCAGGAAAAAAATCGGTATAAAACTCTGCCTCGCTTCCACCGTAACCAGCTTTTTTAAAAACGTTAAACAGAGCACTTCCACCAGTCGGGGCTTTGGTGTCAACATCTCCTTCCCTTTGGATATAACCAAATCCTAATTTTTCCTGTGTAGGTTTAACAGATTGTTCATTTAACTGTTTAATTTGTTCTCTAATCTCAAGTGCTGGATCAGTACGTAAAATTTGAACTAACGCATCTTTTACTTCTTCTACAGGATCTTCTTTCTCACTAACTCCCAAGTCTTTAAGACGTTGTTTTAATTCCGTTGGAAGATTATTTAAATGCATCTTGCCAACCAATTCACTTGCTTTTGATTCAGCAGAAATAAAAGGAGTAAACACAGAATTGATATAGGTTCCTTTTTGTGTTTCCAGCGCTTTTGCTAAATCAGTATTAATAAAGTTTTGAAGGTCTTTACCTGTATAAGAGTCTGCAACTGGATCATATCCTTTGCTGCGACCAACAATTTCATAATGCAGACGCGCAAAATCATCAGGGTTGTTCTCAATATCTAAACCATATTCATAAGCAAGTTCTTTCCATGTTTTTCCTTCTTTCTTAACAATGTCATTTGGATTCAACAAAGCCAGTTCTTTTTTCTGATATTCATATAATTTTGTTTTTTCTGTTCTATCCGTACCAGAAAGCACTGTAGGGTTTCTGTAAAAATCTGGATCAAAATATTTTGTTACTAAAGTTGTACCCAAAGAATCAATATATGTTCTTGCTTGTTTTTCTGCGTAGTCTTTTAGTGCGCTAGAAGCAAGCTGTGTCTGCAATACGTTTTGTTCCTCTTCCTTCACATCCATGTAGCTAACAAATTCGCTAATAGATTTTGAGGTATCAAAACGGGGTTTTAAATAATCTTGCACAAAAGCTTGTCCAAGTTTTTTTAATTCTTCAATACGTTGTGTTTCTTCTGGCGCGATATTAGATCCTTCTAGTTTTTTAAGTACTTCAAGATCTTGATAACGTTGAGAGATGGTATCATCAAACCATTTTTGCCAATTGTATTGAACAGAAGAACCAATGCCAAGTGCTTTATCAAGGCGGTCTGATAAAGCTTTTTCTTGCGAAGAACCTTTCCCTGTTCCAATAAAACCACCAAAACCAATATCACCAAGGATGGAATTTTTTATTCCCTCCTTCATATCGGTGACTTCAGACAGGCCCATGCCTTGAAGCATTGAGAATGTCTGTTCTTTTTTTAATGCTTTTTGATATTCGGCAAGGGTTTGCTTAAGAGCATCTGCCGAAAGGTTTTTAAAAACCTCTTCTCCTTTTTTATTGACATAATTATCGGCAGCTTGCTGTGCCCAAGAAAGCTGTCCTTGTGGAGCCTCTAATAAAGCACTACGCAATATTTGACGCTCTAAATCTGTTGGCGCACGCAGTATTTCTTTATAAGGGATTAGTTCTTTCTTTGGTATTTCAGGAATAGGTTCTTGAATTTGCTTAGGAAACTCAAGCTCTGTAGGTGTCTTCGTTATTGGTGTAGTTGTTGGTGTAGTTGTTGGTGTGGTTGTTGGTGTGGTTTTCTTTTGTGCATTAAGGTTATTAATGAGGTTAAGAAAATTACCAAATTGCTGCGTAAAGGTGGTCATGATACTTGTCTG